GTACGTATTAATGGTATGACCTACGTTGTCGATAACGATGGTAACCTGAGCTTACACCACATCCCTCAGGGCTTCTTAAACAAGGAAGTAGCCGAGCGCGTAGCTGGGCAATTCCCTGACGCTTCAGTAGTTATCTGGGAGGGACGTTGATGTTTACCATCGAAATGGAATGCGACTACACCGCCATCACCACGCTGGACGAGACAGCGATGTTTGAAGATGTAGAGGTTGTAATGGACGCAGACGTTGTCTATATCAGTCAAGTCCTACCCGACACAAACCGGGCACAGGTTCTGGAACTCAGCTACCAACAGTTGAAAGACATACTGGTGGCGATGGACTTGCCGGAAGGTGCCTACTACCAGACAGCAAAGGAGTAACTACTATGTCAAAGCTAACTCCTAACTTCCTAAGGGAGGCTAACAGACTACACTACGCAGAGAAGGGTATGTTGATCCAAGCAGGGACATCTGACGAGGACATCAAGTCCATCTACCTCTCTTACTTCAAAAGGCTATGGGGAAACCATGAAGCCTTGGTCAACGCACAGGATGCTTTCGAGGAAGCATGGGAGATACGTAATGAGCTATAATGCTACACACCAGCCGTGTCCGTTTGAAGCCTGCGGCTCCTCTGACGCTTTCAGCTGGGAGCCAGAGAAACAGGTCGGCAAGTGCCACTCGTGCAGCAGAGGCTACCCAAGCCGCGAGAAGACATTCGATTGGGCCAAAGATGATTACCCATTAAAAGAAAGGAAACCACCCGTGACACAAAGAGAGATATCTTCTGGAACCTTCGAAGGTATCCGAGGCATTAGCCCTGACGTTTGCCAACTCTACGGCATTCAGTTACAACTAGACGCAGAGGGTACACCAGTACGGTACGCCTTCAAGTGGCCAACCAACGTGAAGTATCGTGGCTACGACGAGAAGAAGTTCTGGCTCAAGGAACGCAGTAGCCTAGACGATCTGTACGGCCCTGACTTCAACTCAGGTAGCTCCAACAGATTGTACCTGACAGAAGGTGAGTTCGATGCCGCCTCCCTCTTCGAGGTTCTTGGTAAGTCGTTCCCTGTCAAGTCATTGCCCAGCGCTACTATAACAGAGCGGTTCATCAAGAAGAACTTTGAGTACATGAACAGCTTCAAGGAGATCATCTACGCAGGTGAGCAAGACGTAGCCGGTAAGGCAGCAGCTGAGCGCCTATACGAGTTGTTCCCTGAGAAGTTCTTCTATGTACCCATGAGCAAGCACAAGGATGCTAACGAGTTCCTGATGGCGGGTGACGGTAACGATCTCATGTGGTCAGCTAAGAAGCCTCAACGCTTCAGCCCTGACAACTTCTACATGGGTGACGCAGACATCGCTGAGACCATCACTAAAGAGAACCCGTACAGCTATGTACCCACCGGGCACAGTGGCTTAGACGATAAGATCAGGGGCCTAGTCAAAGGTGGTCTGACATTCGTTAAGGCTCCTCGCGGGGGTGGTAAGACAGAGATGGTACGCTTCTTCGAGTGTGGACTGTTGAAAGACCCTGACGTTAAGATCGGTCTGATGCACATGGAGGAGATGCGGTCTACTACTTACCGTGCGATGGCTACCTACGAGTTAGGTAAAAACGTCCGTACAAAGGAGGACGCAGCAGCAGCTAAGGTGTCAGAGGACGCAGTCATTGCAGCAGCACAGAAGATTGCAGACGATCGTACAGTGGTGTTTGAACTACGCTCACATGATGATCCAATGAAGCTTCTGGACTACGTACGGATGGCAGCTACAGTGTACGGCGTTGACTACGTCTTCATCGACCACGTCCAACGTCTAGCCTACTTATCACAAGGAGGTGCTGACGGTGCTACTTCACTACTCACCGCGATCGGCTCTCGCATGGCTCAGTTAGCTAAGGAGTTGAACATAGGTGTGATCTTTATATCACAGGTTAATGACGATGGGCGTACCAAGTACGCTGGCTCTTTGGAAGAAGAAGCTATCATCTGTTTGAAACTGGAGCGTAACGTAGAGAGTGAGGATGAGGATGAGCGTAACACTACCACGTTCATCGTTGATAAGAACCGCCCCTTCAGTAGACTGGGTAAAGCTGGATCTATCTACTATGATCCTGAAACAACAATCCTAGGGGAGGTAGCCTTCGATGTCTAATTACGATGACGATGATTACACAGTGAACGAACACACCGACCGTGACGATTGGTTTGAACTCGACAGTGAGGACATGGACATCTACGACTTCGATGACAGATTCGATACCTACTTAGCTGAAGTTGAGGCTGAGATCGAGGAAGTCAGGTATAAGATATCTAAGGCCTTGATTGAGGGTGAAGATGATGCTATAATAGAAAGGTTGGAAGATGAGCTGTCCTTGTTGATGTTGGACTACACACGCTTTGGAAGATAGGAGAGTACGATGAAATTATATACTAACGGTGAAGGAGATTGGGCTGGGACACAGGCAGATGCCAAGAAACTTAAAGGTGGGTTCAAACAGGTAGAGGTTCCGGTAGATAAAGCCGGGCTTCTTGGTTATCTTAACGGTGCATCCCAGAAGACAGAGGCACCTGAACCTGGGACACCTGTTACCAAGACCGACAGGCACCCGAGGTCACGAAGTACTAGTAACTTCTCGCAGTACGATGTCCATGACGTTGTACTCAACTGCAAGGAAGAGCACCTAGGCTCTGCACTAGCGGCAACGATAGCAAGACTACAGGATAAGATAGGAAGTTTATAAATGCGGTTGGCCTTTTGTGATATTGAGACTAACGCTATCGACCACCCCGACAAGGTGTGGCTAGTCGGTGGCAAGATGGCTGACACGGGTGAGGTGTTTAAGTTTGAGAACATTCATGAGGACGTTGTTGCACGTAAGGCAGCTACAGAGTGGCACCTGTCTCTCGACAAGATGGTTGGCCATAACTTTGTACAATACGATCTTCCTATCCTCAACAAGTGGTTAGACGCTAAGCTTGACCCAACCAAGGTGATTGATACCTTGATCGTGTCTCGTCTAGTCGACTATGATATCCTAACACCTGTAGGGGGTAAGGGGCCACACTCGTTAAAGAGCTGGGGTTTACGTCTTGGTGTCCATAAGGGAGACTTCGATGACTTCTTTGCACTGACCCCTGAGATGATTGAGTACTGGTACGGTGACCTCGACACTACCGAGGCTCTGTTCAATCACTTCTCCAAGATCGTCTACGATCCTAAGTGGGCTAGGTCTATGCGAGCTGAGCATGACGTTCAGATCGAATTGGTACGCTCTAAGTTCCACGGCTTCCACTTCAACAAAGCCTTAGCTGAGAGTGTTCTGGTTGATGTGTCCAAGGAAAAGGATGCACTCGAGGCTCAGTTCCAAGATGACTTCCCTCCCAAGTTAGAGCTTGTCAATACCATCAAATACCGTGAGAAAGCTGACGGTACACCCTACTCCAGTGTTATCAAGTCCAAGGAGAAGTACGCATCCACACAGAGACAAGGAGACGACCTTCTATGCTATGACTTCGTTGCCTTTAACCCAGGGGCAGCTAAGGACAGAGTTGACGTCCTGTGGGACGCTGGTTGGGCCCCCTTCGATCGTACTAAGACACACCTTAACTTCCTTCGTAAGAAGGTAGGTGACCCGTACGGTAAGAAGATACCCAAGATGGACCAGGAGTTCTTCGACAACAAGAAGAAAGACTTGGATCGGTACGGTTGGACAGTTAGTGAGGACAACCTACTTACTCTACCGGAGGATGCACCCAAGGGCGCTGCTGGTCTAGCTCAGTGGCTCACACTTGAGGGACGTCGAAGCTCACTCGTTGAGTGGATCAATCAGGTATGCGATGACGGACGTATCCACGGCTCCATCGACAACATCGGTGCTTGGACAGGACGTTGTGCCCACAAGGCACCCAACACGGCTAACATCCCCTCAGCGTTCCACGGTGATCCCAAGAATGCTGTACAGGAGATCAAGGCTAAGTACGATCACTTCCTACGCAAAGCATGGGACGTACCGGAGGGCAGCTACTTAGTAGGTTGTGACGCTGACGGTATTCAGCTTCGGGTACTTGCCGATTATATGTGGCGTCACTTCAATGCTGACATGTACGCCAAGGCTATCATGGAAGGTAAGAAGGAAGACGAGACCGACATCCACAACATGAACAAGAAAGCTCTCGACGTACCACATGGTACACGGGACATGGCTAAGACCTTCATCTACGCTTGGCTGCTGGGGGCTGGTGTCGCTAAGACTGCTAGTATCCTTGGTGTCAATCAGAAGGAAGCCTCAGCTGCTCGTACACGTTTCGAGCAGGGCATTGATGGTCTAGCACCCCTTAAGAGACGTATGGTTCCTTACATCGCAGACAAGGGGTTCTTCACAGGGTACGATGGCCGACAGGTTAGAGTACCTAACGAGCACAAGACACTAGCTGGTATCCTCCAGTCCGGTGAGTCAGTGCTTATGAAACACACTCTTCTCAACTATCATAAGAAAGCTAGAGCAGAGGGTATTAACTTCAAGATGGTGGGGTTCATCCATGACGAGTACCAGATCGAAGTTAAAGGCAGCTACGAGGAGGCCGAGCACATGGGTAAACTCGTAGCAACTACGATGGCAGAAACTGGTGAGGAGCTAGGGTTTCGCATACCGACCCCAGGTTCTTACGATATCGGTAAGAATTGGTACGATACACACTAATATATACTTGACAGTACATTCTGTATATGTTAGAATTACACTCAGAATATAACAGAGCTATAAGGAGATAGATATGGCTACTAAAACAATCGAACTACACGGCATCCTCGAGTGGGCTAAACTATTCGAAGGCAACCGAGACAACGGTGAGTATGACGTCGAGACAGACGGTGCCACCACAGTTGATGTCATCATGGAAGATGATGTCTTTAAAGCAATGAAGGACGCAGGTGTCCGTAAGCAAGGTAAGGCAGACCCAGAGGGTCGCGGTACACGGGTTAAGTTCAAGCGCCCTTGGAAAGATAAGTTTGACCGTGACTGGGCAGCTGGTCCTCCCAAGGTCTATGCACCGGACGGATCAGAGTGGACAATGGATAACGGTCTGATTGGTAACGGTTCCATCGGTGTTGTCTACGTAGATGTCTACGACACTAAGATGGGCAAAGGGGCTCGCCTCTCAGGTGTCCAAGTTATCGACCACGTTACATTCGACAGTGGTGGTGATGGAGGGGCTCCCTCAGGTCCGAAGCCTAAAGACTATACACAAGGCAAACCAGCGGCAGCACCTGCTGCATCTGCTAAGGTCGCACCGGGTGACATCCCGTTCTAAGAGACCAAGACATACGGGTAGGAGCGTTAAATAACCTCGTGGGGAGCCTTACGGTTAGCTCCCCTTTTTTAATCTCAAGAGGTACATAGTATGACAAAGACAATAGATACTCTTGTGGAAGACATGGAAGCGGTGCTCTACGGGCTCAAGGGTTGGGACTACCTGATCGGACAGCAAGTAGGTACCAACATCGCAGTGATGGCGAGGGACAGGTTCAAGGCCCCACAGGAGCCAAGAGGCTACCTTTCTATGTCGTCCATCGGGACACCTTGTAAACGTAAGCTATGGTACAAGGTAAATCAAACTGACTTAGCCGAACCACTCCAAGCCAACACCCTGCTCAAGTTCTTCTACGGTGATATGATTGAGGAGCTTGCTTTAGGTATTGCACAGCAAGCAGGACACACAGTCGAAGGTCAACAGGACCGGATGTCTGCCCACGGTATTAAGGGTAGCCGAGATTGTGTCATAGATGGCATGACCGTGGATGTTAAGTCAGCATCACCTTACTCCTTTAAGAAGTTCAAGGAAGGTAACCTACGCGATCAAGATCCGTTCGGCTACATATCACAACTATCATCATATGTCTACGCAGCTAAGGATGATCCACTCGTGACTAACAAGACACACGGAGCGTTCCTAGTTATTGATAAAGTCAACGGACACATCTGCTTAGACATGTACGACTTGACTGAGGATTTGAAGACTAAAGGTCAAGAGATCGAAGAAGTCAAGGAGATGGCGGTAAGTAAAGTACCTCCACCTCGTGAATATGAAGACGAGCCTCAGAGCAAAACATCACCTAACCGGAAACTTAAGATGGAGTGCTCGTACTGTGAGTTTAAGAAGACTTGCTGGCCGGGCCTCAAGATGTTTGCTTACTCACACGGTCCAGTCTACCTTACCGACATTAAGAAACCACTTAAGGTGGACGAGGTAGAGGACTGGTAATGGCTAAGCGGCCAAGATTCCACGGTATCCAAGCTGGGTATCGATCAGGACTAGAAGAGCAGACAGCTCAACACCTTAAGGAATTAGGTGTTGAGTTTACTTACGAACAGGAGAAGATCAAATGGCTGGATAGTAAAACCAGAACATACACGCCTGACTTCGTACTAAGTAACGGCATCATCATCGAGACCAAAGGACGTTTCGTTTCCACCGACCGCCGTAAACACAAGGAGATCAAGGCACAGTATCCTGATAAGGATATACGCTTTGTATTTACTAACTCAAGAGCCAAGTTGTACAAGGGAGCTAAAAGCTCGTACGGTGATTGGTGTGATAAGGAAGGCTTCCTCTACGCGGATAAGGTTATCCCAGAGGAGTGGATCAATGAGGAGAAGAAGTAATGACAACAGCAATCGTATACAGTTGTGGACATGCTACCCCCGAGACAAGCAATGAGCGTTTTGACTGGTTAGGTGGTCTCATCTACGACATCCGCCCAGACTATGTGGTCGACCTAGGTGATGGTGCGGATATGAAATCACTTAACTCGTATGATACCCGTAAGCCTGAGGCCGTTGTGTCCCAGAACTATGGGCGTGATATCGAGTCGTACAACGAAGCACAGGAGCTACTACGCTACCGCTTCAAGAAGCAACGCCGTAAGCGTCCAGCTTGGTATGGCTTCGAAGGTAACCATGAGCATCGTATCAAGACTGCGATTTCGTATGATCCAAGACTGGAAGGAGAGAAGTATGGGATCTCGTTTTCACACCTCAACACAAGGAAATGGTTTGACGAGTACCACGAGTACTCAAATGGAGCCCCCGCCATCCATAATTACGATGGCATCGACTATGCTCACTATGTGGGCGCTGGCAACTTTGGCCGTGCCATCAGTGGTGTTCACCACGCATATGCTCTCATACAAAAGCGGTATCGTTCTTGCAGCGTTGGTCACAGTCATAAACGTGATATGTATTTCAAAGATGACGTGGGCAGTAACGGTGCGATTGGGTCTGTGGTCGGCTGCTACAAGGGCG